TGATGAGATCGTCTTCATCGAGCTGCCCGATCCTTTCTCCGAACTCGATCGGGCCCGCTCGCCGGCCGAGGCCGCGCTGTCATCGGCCAGCGTGCTCAAGGGGGTGGACGACTTCGCCATCGCCTTCATGCAGCGGGGAGCCGTGAAGGTCACGCTCCTGGCGGTCTCCGGAGCGATCGCCGATCCGGAGCGGGACCGGCTTAAGGGCTGGTGGAGCAAAGTCGCCCGGGGCATCAAGGGCGCCTTCGGAAGCGAGGTGATCAACGCCGATCGGGTGAAGCCCGAGGTGATCGGCGAGGGCCTGGCCGAGCTTTCAAATCAATCACTGACCAAGGAAAAGCGCGAGGACATCTCGACGGCACTTGGCATCCCGCAATCGGTCCTGTTCTCGACCGGGGCTATCAACCGGGCGGTGTCTCAGGTGGATGATGTCAGCTTCTACTCGAAGAAGGTCGTCCCGGATGCCCGCTTTATCGAGCGGAATCTCAACGCTCAATTCTTCTTTGCCCACGGCCTGCGCCTTCAGTTTCGCCCGCAGGAAATGGCGATCTTCCAGAGGGACGAGGAAGCCCGTTCGATGGCACTCGTCAATCTGGTGCACTCCGGAGAGACGCTCGAAAACGCCTACCAGATCCTGGGCTTTGACATCCCCGAGGAAGTGACCAAACGGCGGCGGGCGGTGCCCAGCCAGCTCCCGACCAACGGCACCGCCAAAGCGGCGCGGCGCGACCTTGAGAGCTGGCGCCGGGTCAGCACGACGCTGGTCCGCAGGGGCAAGCAGGCCAAGGGCTTTGAGAGCGAGCACATCGATCCGGTGCTGGGAGCTGCCATTCAGGGCCAGCTCGAGCTGGCGGAGAGCGCCAACGACGTGGATGAAATCTTTGACCCGGTGATCTGGGGAAGCTACCCATGACAAAGGTCGACCGATGTGGCTGAGCTTGAAGGCAGGACGATGTTCGAGCAGGAACTCGCCAAACTGTTCGGCATCGAGCTTACCCGGCAGCAGCGAAACATCCTGCGCGCGCTCGCCGACACAGACGACCTCCTGGCGGCCGTCATGGCCCTGGATCTCTGGCAGCGGGAACAAAGCAGAATTGGCGCGTCGATCACGCCCGCTCTTCAGAGCATCTTTCTGGCCTCAGCGGCCCAGCTCCTGGAGGCACAGCCGGTTGGTGTCGACTGGGCAGTTATCAACGATCGGGGCACGGCATGGGCTGGAGACTACAGCTTTGAACTCGTGCGGAACCTCAACGAGACGACGCGCACCACACTCCAGCGTGAGGTCTCCAGGGCAATGGATCAGGGCCTGTCGATCGGCGACATTCGGAGCCGGCTTGCGCCGACTTTTGGCCCCGTACGGGCCGAGCTCATCGCCACAACTGAGACCACCCGGGCGGCAACCGAGGGCCAGCGCGAATTCATTGCGCAGCTCGAGACGCTTGGCGTTCGAACGATCGCCAGTTGGCTCACGGCGCGGGACGAAATTGTACGTGCCTGCCCGATCTGTTGGCCGCTCGACGGCATCGTGCGGGAGAACGGGGTCTATCGGCATCCGAACGGAGGCGTCTTCGGGGGACCGCCGGCGCACCCTCGGTGTCGGTGCGCAGAGATATTCGATCTTGAGGAGACGGCTCCCGATGGAGGTTGAACGATGAAGAAGAGCAAGGTTCTGGAGGATATTCGAGACGCGCTCAATGAGCAGCTCTCTGAGAACTCGCCGCAGCCGCAGCTATTTGAGCTGTCACCCGATAAGCAGGTGCGGCTGGACGAACTGATCGTCTTCAATGGCGGGGCCATCAAGGCGCTGGGCGACGGTCGTCTTGGCGGCTACCTGGTCCGATTCGGCAGCCCCGACCAGCTTGACCTGGACGGTGAGTTCTTCAACGCCGAGACGGACTTCGGCCCGCATAAGACCAGCCTGGTCTTCTACCACCACGGCCTGGATCCGTCACTCAAGCGCCACGTGCTGGACCAGGATGCCGCGCTGAAGACCGACGACGTTGGTGTCTGGATCGAATCACAGCTCGACATGCGCAACGAGTACGAGCAGGCGGTCTACCACCTGGCCGAGATGGGCAAGCTGGGCTGGTCTTCCGGCACAGCGCCCAATCTGATCGAGCGCGCACCTGTCGCCGGCGGCAAGGCGGTCTGGATCAAGTCGTGGCCCCTGGGGCTGGATGCGTCGTTGACGCCGGCCCCGGCGGAGCCGATGACCAGGGCCATGCCGTTGAAAGCCTATTCGAAATCATCCGGAGCGGACCTGAAAACACTGCTGCAAGGTGACGCAGAGCCGTCACAGGGTCAGGGCGCAGAGACGCCGGCAGCTGAGCAGGTTGCTCGAAAACAACGCCTGGCCGCAGCCGCAATGGCGGTAGCGGCAGCCGAACAAAGGAGATAAGGACATGCCACTCTTCAACGAAGAGGAACGCGAGGAGCTGAAATCGCTCATTCGCGAGCTTGTTGCCGATGGTGCGAGCCCGGGCGATGCCCAGGCGACAGCAGCGGCCCAGGTCGCCGGCTCAAACGGTGGCCAGCCGGATGCTGTTGACATCGCACAGGCAAAGACCATCGCCGAGATGAAGGCGACGATCGACCAGGTGCTTGAGCATCTGGAGAAGACGCCGGCCATCAAGAGCGTCGGCTACGTCAGCGACGATGGCGGGGCGGCCGACAAGGACGTCAAGTCCCTGGGCGACTTCCTGCTGGCCATCAAGCGGGGTGACCACAAGCGCCTGACCGATGTCTACGGCTCGCGCAAGGTCGCCTGGGCTGACTTCGGCGGGAGCACGAAGGATATCCAATCGCAGGATGGCCCCGGAGGCGGCTACCTGGCGCCCGAGCAGTACGTCGATCGGTTCATGGAAGTGGCGGCTCCGCTGCAGGTTGTGCGGCCCCGCGCCTCCGTGATCCCGGTCCAGACCGACCACGGGCGCATGCCGTCGCTCGACCAGAGCACGGCGCCCACGGCGGGGCAGGGTGACTCGGCCTTTGCCGGCGGGGTCGTGGCCAACTGGACGGCGCCCGGCGGAACGCTGACTGAAACGCAGCCGACCTTCGAGCAGGTGGAGTTCGTCATCCGCAAGCTCGCCGGCTACACCGAGGTCGAGAACGAGATCCTGGCTGACAGCGCCATCGGTATCGAGGCTCTGCTGGTCAGGCTCTTCGGGCGGGCAGTCGCCGCAATGGAAGACTATGCCTTCCTGCGCGGCACCGGCGCCGCTGAGCCGCTGGGCATCTTGAACGCCGCGGCCGCTGTGGCGATCTCGCCGGCGACCAACGATGCCTTCGCCTACGCGGATGCCTTGAGCATGAAGGCTCGTTTCAAGAGTACGGGCGGACGTCCGGTGTGGTTGATCCACCCCGGCGTGTGGCCGGACATCGGGATCTTCGAGGTAGGCACCGGCGGCGCTGTCTGGATGGCGAACGTGAACTCCCAGGAGCTGACCAGCCTTCCGCTGCTCGGCTACTCCATCCTGGAATCCGAGCATCTGCCGCAGGACGACAACTCCGGCAATGTGATCCTGGCCGACCTGTCGGCCTACGTGATCTTCGATCGCTCGCAGATGGCCATCGCCTTCTCTGAGCATGCCTCGTTCACCAGCGACAAGGGCACCTGGCGGTTCACCAAGCGGCTGGATGGTCAGCCCTGGGTGTCGGGCACCATCACGCTGGCGGATCCGCAGGGCTCGTACACCGTCTCGCCGTTCGTCTATCACAACGACTGATGGTTGGGGCTGAAAGGGAATAGGAGCATAGCAATGGACAAACTAAGTGAACGACTGGCAGTCGTAGCCGCGATCGATCCCGATGCCTATGCAGCCGGCACGTTCCTCAGCGACAACGTCGATATGGCGGATTTCAACGAGGTGATCTTTATCGTGCAGCTGGGGATCGGCGTGACCACCGGATCTTTCAACTTCCGTGTGACCGAAGACACCATCGCGGGCACCGGAACGGGAGCGCAGAACATCACCGGAAAGGCGATCACTGCGCTGACCACTGGCGATAACGACAACCAGGCCATCGTGCATGTTCGGGCCGATGACCTGAGCCAGGGCTATCGCTATGTGATGGGCCGGCTTCAGCTGGTGACAGCGGGCGCCGATGCCGCGGTTGTGGCCGTGGCGGGAGCTCCCCGGTTCCATCCTGCCAGTGACTACGACCTGGCGAGTGTAGACGAGATCGTGGACTGACCGTCTGCAATCTGAGAACAATGCTCGGGGGAGGTGGAAGGCCTTCCCCGAGCCCGGACTTATATATTCAGGAGTTGAACACTGTGCGAGGTGAGTGTGCTGAATAGAGAGCTTGCGCGTGCCGACCCCGAGGAGCTCTGGCCGTCGCATCTACCGAGGGGCTTCAAGAAGAAGGTGGCGTTCTTTGGGGGCGGCTATACACGGCTCCTGATTCTCGATCACCCGCTGGTGGACGATGACTGCGAGATCTGGAGCGGGAATGCGGTCTGGAAGGAGTGGGCCAAGGGCGTCGTGGAACTTGATCGCTGCTTCGACATCCACGAGGTCGGACTGCTCGAGTCCTACTCAGGCGAGGGAGATCAACGTCACTTCGTCTGGCTTCAGGAGGAACACCCGTTCCCGATCTACATGCAGAACCCGGATGATCGGTTTCCGTCAGCCGTGCGGTATCCCTACGAAGAGGTCTGCGAAAACATCTTTTCGAAGGTCTATCGGGGGGCAGAGCCCAAGCGGGCCTTCGGGTCCACAATCGACTTCATGGCCGGTCTGGCAATGCACGAGGGCTACGACTGGATCGGCTACTTCGGGATCGAGATGGGGGCCGGAACAGAGTACCGCTACCAGGTTCCTGACGCGCATTTTCATCTCGGCTTTGCGGCCGGACGCGACATCACGGTCTGGATGCCAGACGATCCCCGCTGCCGACTTCTCAACCGCCAGGTCTATGCCTACGAGGGGTTTCAAATGATCTCACGACACACGCTGGAACGACTGGATCAGGAGTACGAAAAGCAGCGCCGGGACTGGTTGAACGCAACCAACACCTGGGTGGGGGCCTATCGGCTCAGCCTGGGCCAGCTGGAAGAGGCCCGCAAGAACGGCAACAGCAAAGAACAGTTAGCCGATATGGAAAAGGAGGCCATCGCGCTTGGAGAGAAGGTGAGGCGCGCCCGAGAGGCGACCGCAATGGCGTCCGGTGCAAAGATGGCCGTGAAGGCCCTGATTCAAACCGTTGATCTGGAAGAGCCGGACACGGAAATCCGGGCCGGTTTGATGGATGAGCTACCGATGGAGGATGAACAGCCATGACCGAGGAAGGCTTGACCCGCAGCGAAATCTTCAACACGTTCGACGACGAACTGGCGGCCAGCCTGGTGGAGGGAGGCTTTGCCAGCATCTCCTCTCTCATCGCCGCCGGCGACGACGAACTTCTAGCCGTCAAGG